TGTAATCTTACCTGCAGCTGTGGCTTCTGCCATCTCATCTAGATTTGTAAGATCATCAAAGTATTTTTCTATCTCAGCTGCTTTGTTAGTATCATTTGTTAAATCATAGATACTTGCACCTAGTGAGAATAAACCTTTTGGTATGTCAATAAAACCAGCCCCAATACCTGCAAAGATAGAAGCAATTGTGCTTACATCGTTATTATCTTCTGGTCCGATTGTTCTTGATTCTGTTTTGGGTGATAGAAGTTCATCTAAACTAGCCATGTGACCTCCTAACTATAACTTCTGTCAGAAACTACTTTTTTATCTTTAACTTCAAATATTAATTTGTTTTCTTTATCACTATAAATACCGTCTGGTAATTGAGTTGATTTATCTGCCTGTATAACATCAACAGCTGTGACATCACCTTTGTAATCTGAGCCATAAAATGTTTCTGCCGCTAGTGCAAAACCTTGTGGTAATATAGTTCCACCAACAGAATTTTTACTTAATTCTTCAGCAAAAGTTCCTGATTGCTTTGTGGCTCTTTTAATGGCTTCATCTTTACTCATGCCTTGACCTACTAAATATTCTACAGTTTTTTCCACATTACCTGGAGCAAATTCTTTTTTCTTTAATTTATAAAGTTCTTGTGCTTTTTTAGCTTTAAACTCTTCAAGGCCAGCAAGTCTCTTGATATCTGGTGCTTTACTTTTAACTTGTGCTGCATCTGATATTGCTTCAAATCCTCTGCCTTCAAAGAATGCTTTTGATGCTGCAGCTAATGCATCTGCTGCATATTCTTGTCTAGCTCTGTCTAATCCTAAAGCTTTTTCAAGATCAGTCATAGTTACCTCTGGTTCGTCATCATCACCAGGTTTAGGTGTTTTTACTTTTTCTGTTGTTGTAAGATCTTCTATTGTTGTTTTACCAACATCTCTTATATTTCCTTTTCTTAAAGCTTCTAATCCTGTATCTCTTTCAGAATCACCTATTAAGTAATTTTCCATATCTTTATCAAAATCACTACCAACTCCTAGTTTGGGCATTTCTTCTCTTATCTCATCACCCATGGTAAAAAAATTATAAGCTGAGCCATCGAATCCAGGAGTTTCATCAGGCACAAAAGGATCTGATGCATTAGCAAGCACCTCAGCACGCGCACGTTCCATCACAGTATCACCAGATGAACCTGATGCATCCGCAATTAAACCTTCTGCTTCTTCTATAGTTGATCCTTTTATAAAATCTCGTGGACCTCTAATTCTACTTCTATTTGTAACTGGCACTCCTAAATTAGTATCAAGCGCAAAGGTGCCTAAAGGAAAGTCTTGTGGACCTCTTATTCTAGATCTTGCTTTTTGTAATATCTGACCACCATTATCATAACCAACTCTGCCACCATTTTCATAACCTAGTCCTGATGTAATTCCCGTGCCGCGGCTATCTACTTTACCACCTCTAAACATGGGTCGTCTTAATATTCTGCTCATTATGATCCAAAAATTCCTAGTTTAGAACCAATACTAGCCAGACCAGTTCCAATACCTAATGCAGTTTGTAACGGACTAACTGGTGGTGCTGGTGGTTGATACCCGACTGTTTGAGTCGGAAATGCACCAGGTTGTACTTGTGCAAGTTGTTGACCAACTAAACCTAATCTAGTGAATGGTTCGAATTCTGCTTCTCTTGCTGCCGCTGCCGCTGCATCTAAAGTTGCTTGTTGTTGTGCTTGACCTGCTTGACCTAATTGTGTTTGGTAAGTACCTAAACCTTGTCTCGCTGCAAGATCAGCTGCCGCTGCTGCTTGTGCTTGTTGAAATCCTTGTGCTAATAGTTGTGCTTGTAATCCTGCTCTACTTTGTGCTGCTCCTCTTGCTGCTTCTGCTGCAAGCACACCTTCTCTACCACCTCCAAAAGCTCCAGCTTGTATAGCTCTATCTCTTTGAGCTGTATTCGCAATCGCTTGTTGTCTATCGAATTCTGCTAAAGTTGTATCAATCACCTCTTGTTGATAAGGTGACATAAAAGGTTTGAAAGCATCTGGACCTGTAAGTGATCCTAATCCTGCCGCTGCAGTTCTTGCATCTTGTTGTAGTTGTGACTCTGCTGCAATCTGTGGTGCGAATGCACCTACATTAATTTTTTGACCAACTAAAGGATCTATTGCTTTTAAAAAATTAGTTAGTGATGCTTCTAATACCGGTGCTGGTCGTGTTATTGTAGTTGTTTCTGACATTATGCTCTTGCCTCTAATTTGTTCATTGTTTCATACATTCTCTTTGCACCTTTATTAACATCGCCACCACCTGCTGCTCTTACAGCATCGGCTGTCATTACAAATTCGTTTTTGCTTAATCTTGCAGGGACGTCGTCCGCTCTCTCTTTTTTACCTATTGGCACGAATCCACCACCTCGTAGATCCATTTCTTTACCGCCAAGATCCATTATACCACCATCTTTCATTTTTACAACACCTCCATCTTTTAGTCCCAATAATCCTAGTGTCTCATTAATTACGTCTTCAGAGTGATTTCCTGCGATCATAGCAGTTCTGATAGCTAATCTTCTATCATCATCAGAGGCTGTCTGCATTATACCTGTTCTCTCTTCATAATCCTCTAATTCTTTTTCATAATTTTTTAAAGCTTCTCTAGCTGTAGCCATACCTAAATCTACTGATCCTTGTCCTAATGGTGTTGATATTGCGCCTAGTGTTGCCATATCCAACCCTGGTGTTGCACCTCCTGGTCTTAAAATATCTGCCGCACTTCCTAAACTTTCAGAGGTTCTTCCTAAAAATTCTGTTCCAGATTTTAAGATGCCTGAATCCATACCTGCAGCTTTATCTGCAAAAAATTTAGGTGCACCAGGTGCTGTTAACGCACCTGTACTTGTTGCTAACAATGCAGATAATCCAGAAATTTCTCCTTCATTACCTTCTTGTGCTAATTGTGAAAATATGTTTGCACCACCAGATAGTAAACCTCTTGCTGCCATTTGTTGTGCAGCTTGTGTTTTAAGTAAACCAGATGCAAACCCACTTCCAAATCCAGGGGGTAACATAAAAGGTGTTAATGCAGCTGCATAAGGTAAAAAAGGTTTGATCTCATTAGGTACAACTTTACCTAAAAACCTTGCAATTGGCTTAGTAATCTTCTTTGTTACCTTTTTACGTTTTCTGTTTAATTTTGATAAAATTCCCATGGTCTATTAATTTACTTGTTTTTCCTACTTCCGTCAATCGCTGATGTTAGTCGCTGCACCCAAAGGTATTGATTCTACAGTGACATGAACATCTCTTCTAATATGCTCAGATTTAGTAGCAGTGTTAGGATTTTGTACATCCTGCATAGCTTCAGCATCTGACATATACTCTTGACCTGTTTCTGTGTTTGTTAATGTTACTTCTGTTTTAGGTGTAATGACCGGAACTCTTTTACCGTCTATTATTTCATACCTTACAGAAGCCTCTGTTTCTATAAATGGCATTATCTATCCTCCCTATTTATTTCTAGTATAGATGCAACAACATCAACTGCACCACTCGTTGCTTGCACTTTTAATATTTCACTTTCTTCCATAATTAAAGGCTCTGTCAATACTTGTTCTTTTTGACCAGAAGTTAAACTGACGTCGTTATCAATTACAAAAGCTGTGCCTGCTGCATTAGTTAAAGTTACTTTTACAACTGCTGAACCTGCAGCATCTTCTGCTACATTTATAGATTTAACAATAGCTCTAGAGTTGGAGGGAACAGTGTATAAACTTGTAAGATCTGTATTAGTTAAACTTACTTTATCATTTTTATATATATTTGCCATTTTATCCTAATCCAAAAAATGTGTATCTTTCAGAGTCTTCTTTTAATTGTGTTAAATAGGTAGCGTTTAATTGTTCTACCACTGTAGAGATAGCTCTATTAATTTGTCTTTGATTATCCTCTGTATATTCTTTTTTAGGTTCTGGTAATCTTACTACTATCTTTGTCATTATCTTCTACCATCTGGTTGTAGATCTACTTGAAAGGTACCAAATCTCCATGCCTCACCTGATCCGGTATTTTCTATCTTAATACTAGCGTATCTCCCTCTTGCTCTTGTATCTACTTTATTTGTAGATGATGTAATTGTAAAGGGGCTTAATGGAGAATCTGATCTAGTTTCAGCTGGAAAATCGCTTATTCCAATAGTCACTTTATTATTTCCTGTTAAAACTTTAAAGTTAGGTAAGAATCTTCTCATAGCTAAAAAAATTTCACTCTGATCTTTTTGTAAAGAAAAACTAAATGATTGCACAAAAGATGTTAAAGTTGTTGTGCTACCATCAGGATTAATTTGATCCGTTCCAATCTCATGTTCAAATAATACACTTCGACCTAATCCCGTCTCACCTACTACAGCTGGAAAAGTTCCTGTGGCTGTACTATTGTAAGCTGTCGCATAAGGTTTAGGATAAATTAAAGAATCAATCCAAGTGGTTCTAATGGAATTAGTATTTGTTCCGCCATACCAATTACCCATAGGTAATCTAGCATTATCTTCACCATAGTTGTAAGCAACATATCTATTATTAAAATCAGAACCTGATGTTGGATACCACCACGTTACTTCTGTAAATAGATTATTAATGCCTGCATTTATTTGTTGACCTTTTGTAGTATCAATGTTGTCATAAACATCATCTTCTACAGAACAAGGCAATGAGTTAACGGTACCATCAAAAGAGAAGAAACCATTTGTACCCATCCAATATGCAACACCATCTATTTCAATAGCTGCATTCTGTCCAATCAAACCACAGTTCGTGCCCACTTGTTCAAAACCAAATGTAAAAGGTGCACCAACAAACTTCATTGTATAAAGTGCGTTGTCTGTCCAAACTAGAATATTTTCTTTTGCAACTAATGCACCCATAATTTTTGTGCCGTCTTGTAATCTTTGTGTGCCAGCTGTGTTTGTAGCTTCAACTGTATATTGATTTATATCTTCATCTGCAGAGAATCTTATAAACATATCGTCTTGTGTTGTTGGATCACCAATCGTTGTTTCAGTGCCAAAATGAATTAAGTGTCTTGTTGTTGGAGAAACTAAAGTTGATCTTGTTGCTGTTGGATTATTGTTAGTTGCAAATCCTGATGTTGTTGTTGATGCTCTCGTTGTGAGTCTAGCTGCAATTCCTGCATTCCAAGTAAAAGTTTTACCATTTAACACAGTTGCAATAAGCACCTCTCCAAAATTACTTAAAGACCAAAGTCCAGGTTCTAATGTAACTGTAGATGCTTCTACTGCACTTCCAAACCCTGTAAAATCTGTTGCGTTGGTTACCGTTGCACCATCACTATGAGCTTGACCATTTGATGTGCCTGCAGTTGCTGTGCCTAAAGCACCTCTAGTAATACCTGTTAACTCATTACCTGCAACACCTGTGTAAGTTATTAATTCATTACCAACAGCTATTGTACCTGATGGACTTGGAAAACCTGTTGTTGACGTTAGTCTAATTTGTGTAGCTGAACCATTG